GTATCGGAGTTAGACGAACATCCAAACGTAGAAGGCCAGACAGCATGGGCGGAACAATTGATGCCGCTAGTCGAAGAAATACTATGAACATAGAAAAAATTAATGGGTTTTGGGTGCCTAGCAATGATATCCACATAGAAGATTGGAGAGCAGGAAAACCATTCACTCAGAACACATGTCTTTTAAAATTCCAAGATTATTGTAGTAAAGATAATAAGAAATTTAAACGTGCTTTAGATATAGGTGCATGGGTGGGCACATGGAGTATTGCAATGAAGCAGTACTGCGAACATGTTGTTGCGTTTGAGCCAGAAAGACTTCACTATTCTTGCCTTACAAAAAATGTTGATGGTAATATAGATACACATGAACTTGCCATAGGTGCTGAACAGACAAAGATATCTTTGTCAGAAGATAATTTTACACAGAGTAAAAGAGTAATCGGTGAGGGTTCCATCACCATGACCACCATAGATAGTCTACAACTTACTGACGTAGATTTAATTAAAATAGACGTGGAAGGGTATGAAATGGAAGTGTTAAAAGGTGCAGAGAAAACTTTGGAAAATGTGCAGTACATAATGATAGAGTTGAACAACAATACTAAAAAATATGGTAGTAGTAATATTGAAATTGAAACACATATTAGAACTTTAGGATACAAGGTACTGATGGATCACTGGCCAGACAAAGTTTTCTACCGTCCGTAACTTAAATTAAATACTCAAAATGAAAATTTTTATCACAGGTGTAGCAGGTTTTTTAGGATCACATCTAGCAGACTTAATGATATCGGAAGGTCATACCGTTGCTGGTAATGATAACATGATAGGTGGCTACACAGATAATGTGCCACAGGATGTGGAGTTTCACCAAGTTGACTGTTGCAATTTGGAGAACATGACCAAAGCAATGGACGGTTGTGACATAGTGTATCATACTGCCGCCACTGCCTATGAAGGACTGTCTGTATTTTCTCCTGTATTAGTCACTAGAAATATTTTTGAAGCATCAGTCACAACTATTACTGCCGCAATACGAAACAAGGTCAAACGTATCGTGTACTGTTCAAGCATGGCCAGGTATGGTCAGCATGATAAGTTGCCGTACAAAGAAGATTACGAATGTCGGCCGCAGGATCCATATGGTATTGCAAAGAAGGCCGGCGAGGATGTGCTACGTAATCTTTGTGAAACACATGGAGTAGAGTATGTAATTGCTGTGCCTCATAACATAGTAGGCCCAAGGCAAAAGTATGATGATCCTTTTAGGAACGTGATGTCTATTATGTTGAACAGGATGTTGCAAGGTAAACAACCTATCATATACGGAGACGGTGAACAAAAAAGATGTTTCAGTTACATAGACGATTGTCTATATTGTTTAAACGCACTTGCATTTCATGACAACGTTGTTGGTGAAGTTATAAACATAGGCCCAGACGAAGAGCCTGTGACGATAAACGAATTAGCAGAAGCGTGTGCAAATGAAACAGGGATTAATCTCGATCCAATACATCACAAAGATAGGCCCAAAGAAGTGAAACTTGCAACGTGTTCGTCAGACAAAGCACGAGAATTATTGAACTACAAAACATCAACAAATATGCGGCAATCTGTGAGAAAGACTGCAGAATATATCAGAACTAGAGGCACTAAAAAATTCCAGTATCACTTGCCTTTAGAAATTGTTAATGATATTACTCCGGAAACTTGGAAAAATAAATTGATATGATTTCCTTGTGTTGTCCATCAAGGGGTAGACCTCTACTAGCAAAAAGATTAATAGACACTGCCATAAAGACACAAAAAGGTAACACAGAGTTTCTTTTTTATCTTAATTACGATGACAAAACTTTAGATCAGTACAAAGACCTATTAGACCAAAAACACTACGTGGTAGGACGCAATCAGTCAACTTGTTACAGTTGGAATCTAATGTGCGACAAGGCAACTAATGATGTTGTAATGTTAATGGGAGATGACGTGCAAATTAAAACCAAAAATTGGGACAAAATTATAACTGACGAGATTAACAAGTTTAAAGACAAGATCCTTATGGTAGTGCCAAGCGATGGTCGTACGAAAGGCAACAAGGACTTTAGTAGTAAAGCAACGCTATGGCCTGACGAACCTTTACCAGCGGCCCACTTTGCAGTCCATAAAAATTGGACAAATACTTTAGGATATTTGGCTCCTGCATTTTTTTGGCATTGGCATGTTGATTCATACACACAAAAAGTTGCACGTAAACTTAACAGATGTCTTTATCTTCCTGAGGTTGAATTCAAAGCAAAAAAGATACTAGATGACAATGCAGGAAAACAAATACGGGAAAATTTAAACATACGAGAAAGAGATAACTTCGTATGGACTAAAGTCAGAGACAGGCATTTAAAATCTGATATAGATGCTTTACGTAGTTTTATTAAATCTTTTTAAAATTTTATTATAGTCATCTACATTCATATCCAATTGAACAAAAGGACTTCTAATATATTTCCTTGAGGCCTGTACAAACTTAAAATCTTTGCATTTAGATATTAAGAAAACGTTAGGCCTGTACCTTATTTGTTTGCCTTTTATATGAACGTAAGATGCAGTCTGATCACTTCTTTCTTTGAAGAACCAAAGCCAAATAACGTCATTGCTTAAATTAATGTCTGATAGGTTTTCTCGTAAAAAACAATTAGTATTGTGCTTTTCTTTAAATTCTTGCCAACTTTGGTGATTTAAATCTTTTTGATTTTCGTATAACCTATCGTAGGTATTTGTGTCGATCAAACTGGTAATGCAGATGTGCTCAACAGGTTGGTCATGATAGTGATCTAGTTTTAATTTTGTCCAGTCCATCACGCACTGAATAAATTTATAAGTTCTTTCTTCCAATCGTCCGCGTACTCGCAATCACGATAACCATCAAACCATGGACCACCTTCAGTGTAGTGCAAGATCTTTGGATGTCCGTCGTTTGGTTCCTTGTACCAACCAACTAACCAGTTATATTCTAGAGGCAGAGATCCTATATCGGTCTCATCCAACCAACCAAACCTGTGCAAGAATTTTGGCGATTCTTCGTTAAGCAATTCTGGAGTAAGTATTTTGTTCTTTGGGTGTTCACAATTCCAAAGCACCATGCTGGACCAATTTTTCCTTGGGTACACTGTCTGCACCTGCCCGTCCATTTTTGTAGTTTCTTTTGGTGTGTAATCATGTTGCACAACAACCACTGCTTTCGAGTTGTCACAGTGTTTTATAAGTTCGTGCGATGGTATTTTCCAAAGGAAGTCACAGTCACAAAAAACTGCCCAACCTTTAAAGTCATTTATATATGGTACAAAGAATCTAGTGAAAGTAAACTCTGTGGAGGCTAGTTTGTCCACTGGTCTAGTGTACAATCCTTGATCCCTCATTTGTTTTTGTTTAAGTGGTATTACTTCTGCAGAAGGATCTCTTCTTTTTATACTGTGTTCACAAACTTGGTATGCTATGTCTTCCCTACTGTCGTGTCCTACGTATATTTTCATTTTCTTCCCGACGTAATTTGGTGTATTTCTTTCCAATTACTTACACGTATAATCTCAGGATGATCAAAGTCTCGATTGTATTCATGGTCAATTAATATAGGCTTTAAACCGTATTTGAGCCCGGCTACAGCGTTCTTTGGCTTGTCCTCGACCCAATATAGTCCGGTGTTGTGAAACTCTGCTAATGCTCCATCTTTGTCGGCTCCTGTGCCTAGAATATGGTAATTTGTAAAAACATGGTCTCCAAATAATTCTCCTAATCTTTTCTTACGTAAATGCTGTGCAGGTATGTCTGACGTCTGCGATGTGATAGGAATAAATGTCCAACCTTCCGCGGCCATAAGTTTGACCCAAGTCTGTGACTCAAGCATGGGTCTTTGTGTTCCCATCCATGCACTCCTGTTGAACTCTCTGATCTCTTTACGTATTTCATCTTTGGTCAAACCAAAACGGTCTGCCATTTCGTATGTATTTTGTTTGTCTGATAATAATCTGTAAGGGTGATACCTAGCACCTGTTTTGTCAAAAAGTGTTCGTTGTAACATCCATTTTGTGAAATGGTGTTCCCACTCTAACAGTACACCATCAACGTCTGTGAGTATTACTCTATTTGATGTCGGCATCTTCCATTCCTGCTACTCTCAATTTAACAATGTTTGTAATTTGCCATTGTTTTTGATCTAAACCTTTGGTGATGCCCAACCATTGATTTCTTATCAATGCAAAGTCATTTATAATTTTATCCATGTCAACAACATCATCCTCGCCGTCAACATACTTCTCTGCATCTCTGCTTGATAATGCTCTGTTGTAATTTTCTAAATATTTCCTAAAAGTTTTCGATCTTAGTCTTCTTAATTCGATGTTGAGGTATTCTAATATTGCTTCCAGTTGTTGCAACTGACTGAATCTTTCTTCTACTATCCCTGGTAGTGAGGCACTTGCTCTTTCTAGATTACCGTATATTTTGCACTGCTTCTTTGCTTCTAGTAGTTCTTTGTCAAAGTATGCGACACAGTCAGGTATCTTATCGAGATTTCTACTTACTTCGTTGTACCAATTAATCATCATCACCATATCCGTCTGACTCATCGTCCTCTTCGAATACAGTATTAATTGCTTCTTCTAATTTAGGATCGTATTCTGCAGACGCTTTTATCTCATCATGTTCTACACCAATGTCCTCTAGGCTCTTTATAAAGTCAATGGCCATGTCCAGTTTTTGTCTTTCCGGCACATAGTGGATTATCGAATTCCATAAACGTTCGATATCTTCATGTGTAAAATCTATCATTACTCTTCGTTTTCTTCCGTTGTTTCTGCAGGCACCTCTTCTTTGAAGTTCGCCATTATCATATCTAATTTATCACCTGTCCATGCTTTTCTGAATTCTATGTGTTCTTTGCCTTGTGGGTCAACATATTTCAGCCTGTTTCCTGTTTGTACTAGCAACCCTTTTTTCTCGAACAGTTCTACCAATCCACTGTATGGATTCATACCAGTTTCGTATGGTATTTTCACTTGTACGCCTTCGAAAGGTTTAGCATATCTTGTTTTCATAACTTTACAAGCGGCCCTAATACCCCTTACATCAGTTACTTTGTTTCCTGCTTCGTCCTCTTTTAATTTAAGTTTTTTCATTGCAACTACAATACTAGAGGCATAGATAAATCCTTGTCCACCCGATATCTTGTCATCCGGGTCAAACATATCCTGTGATGCGTATGTGTGGTTTGTTGCTATAAGTCCCACGTTCCATGAACCAAACATGTTAACACAGTTCCTTACTAGTGCCGTTAGTGCCTTAGGTTTTCTACCTAGGTCACCTTTCATGTCACCGGCTTCAAATTGATTGACGTCAGTTGGTGTAAGCATCATACCCAAACTGTCTATAACAAAAAGTACTTTTGGTGCACCTTCTTTGTTGTCTGCGTGTTGTTCTTTGTAACCTTTCATAAATTCTGAAACAGTTTTTGCCACATCGTCAACCATTGACATGCTTAGTTTTAAAAGTTTGTCTTCTGACGTGTCCACTTTCAATGCTTGTAACCATTTCTCATCTAGTGCATTCTCTGTGTCGATCAGTATAACAAAGATTCCTTGGTCTTGTGCATTCTTTATAATGTTTCCTGATGCTATGTAACTCTTACCTGCTCCTGATTCACCTGCAAGTACCGTTACTTTTCCTAGTGGGATACCTCGGTTGAAGTCACTGGTCATTAAATAGTTTAATGCATAGTTTCCTGTTGATATCCAATCTGTTGGATCACTGAATCCTATGCCTAGTCCTTGGATGGACTTTGTAATACTCTTTCTAAACTTTGTTGCGTCAAATACTTTTGTCATAATTTTTGTCCTTTGTGTAATCTATTTTAGCATACCAAGGCCCTGACGTCAATATCAGGGCCGTGGTAAAATGTCAGATTATTTTGCTTGTCTTGATCTAATCAACTTCAAGATGTCTTCTGCTCTTTTGGCACTGTCACCTGCTGGAGCCGGAGCCGCCTCAGGTTGTGGTGCTGGCGCTGTTGCAGTTACAGGTGCCGCTGTTGGAGCCGCCTCTGTTACTGGTGTTGCCGCTGGAGCCGATGCTGTTGGTACTGCTACCTGTGGTTTACCTTGGTAAGCCACGCCTGCTGGTCTGAAGTACTGTCCATACTGCTCAAGATCATAAGCCTCACCTTCCACAGATTTCTCAAATAATTCTTTGATTATTTTTACTTCTGCTTCTGTTGGTTCTTTTGGTCTGAAGTCGCCTAGGTTGTGTAAACCGTGTGTGTCAATTGCGGCTCTCTCTGCCTCATCTAATGCACGTTCTCTTCTTGACCATTTTGATGTTGAGTAGTCAGCGTATCCACCTTTAGTTGTTTTAGTAATTCTAAAATCAACACCTTTAACTAAATCAGTAGGCATTTCTTCCATCTCTGGATCCATTAATGCACTTCTTATGATGTTAAAGATCTGAGGTCCGATTATAAATCTTCTGATTGGATTCTCAGGAGTTGAGTCTTCCGCTAACGGGTTTGTAGTCACAAAACCTTGGAAAATATAACTTTTCTTTTTCCAATATTTTCTTCCCATGTCTTCCATGCTCTTGTCTTTGAACCATGGTCTAACTTCTGTTAGTACTGGGCAAGTTTTGCCATACATCTCCATGCATGGTACTTGTACCTGCACTGGTCTAGAATCAGTTTGACCTTTAATACCTGCGAAAGGTAATTTGATCATGTTTCTTTCAGTCCAGAAAAAAGTATTGTTTGTGTCCTTATCTGGTAAGAACCTAACAACTGCTTCTGAGCCTTCTGCTATATTCCAGTGTGG